GTGGATGTTTAAAGGATCGGAAACACCGGACGACCCTGAGACGATCTACGCTAGCGGTACGGAGCAGCATCGCACCAACCGTGACACTTTCTTCAACAAACGCGCTCAATACTGGTGGAAGCTCCGAGAGCGGTTCGAGGCTACCTGGCGGGCGGTGGAGCAGAAGAAATACACCAACCCTGATGACATGATTTCCCTGTCATCTGACATCTCAACACTTGACCAGTTAAGAGCAGAAGTCTGCCGTATTCCCCTGAAACGGAACAATAATGGTAAGATTCAGATCATGAGCAAGCTAGAAATGGCGAAGAAGCCCTATCAGCTTCCGTCGCCAAACATGGGTGACTCCCTCATGATGAGTATGTTTTCGCCCAAGCAAAAGGCGCAGGTTCAACAAATCAAATTCGCGGGATGGGGTAGGTAATGGCTGACTACGAAAACGGCTCCGAAATGGACTCCGAGGACGAAAGCTACTCAAGCAAAAAGGCCGAAGAAGCGAGCTATGAGTCCGAGGACAAATACGATTCTCACGACGCGGTAATCAATCTGCTCAAAGCGGCGCAATGGGCTGACCACGACAACCGAGAGAAAGCGCGAGAGGCGCACTTGTTTGTTTCCAAGCGGGACGGTCAGTGGGAGCCGTATTGGTGGAACAACAACATAAACAAGCCGCGCTACACATTCGACATGGCTTCGCCAATCGTAGATCAGATCGCAGGAGAGATCGAACAGGCTGACTTTGATATCAGGGTGTCCCCAGCGGGAGGCAATGCAAGCAAGGATGTTGCAGAGGTCTACGATGGAATCATCCGAAACCTAGAGACCATTTCAAACGCATCCTACGTTTATTCGCAAGCAGGTAGAGGGGCTGTGACCTGTGGATACGATGCTTGGCGAGTCGTGCAAAAGTTTGCTGACGACAATTCGTTCGACCAAGATTTGTTGATTGAGCCGATTGGGAACGCGATTGATCGCGTCTGGTTTGATCCGAGCGCGATACTTCAGGACAAGTCTGACGCACGATTTTGTTTTGTTCTCCATCCGATCTCCACCGAAGAATATTACGCTCGCTGGCCGGAAGGGTCGGGGTCGAGTGTTAGTGACGACCGCGAAGGTGACGCTTATTACGACAAGGCCGAGGTCATAGTTATCGGTGAGTTGCTCTACGTCGAGGAGGAAATGAGAGAACTTGTGCTGATGAGCAACGGCCAGGTTCACGAAGTCACTGAGGACTTTGATTCAATCGTTGATGAACTATCTTCAATTGGCGTTACAGAGGTCAGGCGGCGGACTCGCAAATACAAGAAGATTTGCTCTCGGCTATTTGACGCTTCAGATTGGTTGGAAGACGACAAAGATACGGCATTTTGCTATCTCCCTGTCGTTCCAGTGTATGCCAACTTCAAAATACTTGAGAACAAGACGATCTACTACGGAGCAGTGGAAAAGTTGATGGATTCTCAGCGAGTCCTGAACTACTCCCTCTCGCGTGAGATTGAAGAAGGTGCGCTCGCTCCGAGGGCGAAGTACTGGATGACGATGGCGCAGGCTGCTGGGCATGAGCTACAGCTCCAAACATTGAACACCAATTCAGATCCCGTCCAGTTTTACAACGTTGACCCAAATACTCCTGGCGTTCCGCAACAACAGGGTGGTGCGCAGATTAATCCCGGTCTAAGAACCATCTCCGAGGCTATGCGGGGCATCATAGGAATGTCGGCTGGGATGTTCGCCTCCAATATGGGTGACAACCCCGGCCTGCAATCTGGGGTAGCGATTGAGAGGCTTCAGAACAAAGGCGATAACGGCACACATAAATATTTTCAAGCTCTCGAAATAGCCATTGCACAGACTGGCAAGATTCTTGTTTCGGCAATACCGAAGGTTTATGACAATCAACGCCAGATGCGGTTGATGTACATGGACGGATCAACTGAAATGAAGTCAATCAATCAAGAGGTGATTGACAGTCAGACAGGCAAGGTGGTTAAGGTAAACGACCTGTCACAAGGGACGTACGATGTAATCTGTAAGGCTGGGCCATCATTCAGAAACCGCCAAGAGCAGACGCTGAAAACGATGCTTGATCTTGCGCAGGTTGATCCGACGATTCTTCAGTTGGGCGGTGATTTGCTGCTGAAGAATGTGGTATCGCCGGTCGCTGATGCGCTCGCGGAGCGTAGACGTATTCAGATGATCGCGCAGGGCGTGATTCCTGAATCGCAGATGACCGACGAGGAAAGGGCGCAGATCGCGCAGCGACAAGCCATGCAGGGCCAGGCACAAGACCCAGCAATGGTTCTTGCACAGGCAGAGTCAATGAAAGCGCAAGCTGAACAATTGCGCGCACAGGTCGAGCTTCAGAAACTTCAGCTAGAAACGGCGAAGATTCAACTCGAGGCGCAGAAGATGGCTGCTGGGTTGCAGTCTGACCAAGCCAACCTGCAACTGGATGCATTTAACGCTGAAACAAATAGGATGAATACGCAGATCAAAGCGCAGGAAGCAGGCGCGAAGATTCAGCGCGATCAGGTGGCAACGCAAGGTCAGGCTCTGGATAACCAGTTGAAAGTAGTGTCGGCGCTAAATCCATTCGTGAGGCGATAAATGGCCGAGTCAGCACTGAGAAACCTTCAGCGGGAAAGGATGAACGCAAGGCGGGCGCGGATCGGCATGGAGCCGTTCGTTCCGCAAGCTCCGACGAAAACAGCAGGCCAGGCAATGGCCGATATGCTGGGTGGTATGGCCGTTCCGTTATCAGCGGTTCCTGTTGCGGGTGACATCGCTGGATTGGCTGCCGACGCTGCCATGTACGCCACAAGGCCGGAGGAAAGGACTCTTGGCAACGCCGCGCTTACTTTGGCTGGGGTGTTGCCTTTTGTGCCGGGAGCATCAACGGCGAGAGCGGCAGAAGGAGCTTTGGATATGTCTCAGGCTGCTAGGAAGCAGAGAGCGCAAGAACAGGGGTTTGACGTTGATAATGTGTTTTACCATGGATCGGGCGAAAGTTTTGATGAGTTTGACCCGTTAAAGATGGGCAAAACAGATGAAGGTTGGTTCGGCAAGGGGTTTTACTTTTCGCCTAATCCTGAAATAGCCAATCAATATGCAGCGGGTCGTTCGCCTAATGTTCAGCAAGTATATCTTAGGGCTAAAAACCCCTATGACTGGCGGAAGAACGAAGGCGCAGGCATGCGCCTTGGGACGCCCGAAGAAAGATACGCGAAAACTAGAGAGATAATGAGTAAAGGATACGATTCGGTTGATGTTTATTCGGATCGAATCAAATTAAGCCCAGATCAGGCGTTGTCTGATGATGTATTTTTGGCAATCGTAAAACGCTCGCAAGAAATGGGTGATCCTGTAATACCAAGAACAATGATTGAGCAGGCATTGAAAAGCGGCATCGAATATAGCGATTTTGCTAGGCATTACGGAAACGACATTGCATCCATGATGCCGGTCAAAAGGACGCTAACAGAAAGAGTGGTATTTGACCCCACCAACATTCGCTCAATCAACGCCGCCTTCGACCCAGCCAAGCGCAATTCGGCAAACCTTATGGCAGGCATAACTATTGCTCCAATTGGGGTTTCAGCATTACGAGCATTGATTCCGCAGGAAAATCAAGAATAGTGTTCCGCTATTGTGTCGCCGCTCAAACGGTGATATTTTGAAGGAAAGGCACTCGGCCTACTCCGAGGCGTTCGTCGGGTACACGACCCTATTCGTGGCATCTACCTAAAGGGGCAATCATGAGCAAGCTGCGACCAGAAGACGGTGGGTATTTAATCGAGCAAGAGGAAGACCTACCTGAAACTGAAGGCCAGGAGACTGAAGCAGAACAAGCTGAAACTCCTGACTCCGAACCAGCACCGGATAGTGCTAACTCCACGCACGAAAAACCTGTGGAGTTTACTGAGGAACAGCAACGAATCTTCAACGAGGCTGTCGGAAAGAAAGTCTTTAAGCTCCGCGAGAAGGAGCGAGAAGCCGAAGCTCTCCGAAGGCGTCTTGAGGAACTCGAAGCGAAAATTCCCCAGCAAGGAAGGCCAGCAGTCCCTGATGCGCCAGACCCGTTTGCACTCTCTGATATAGAGTACAGACAGAAGCTGGTTCAAAGGGATCAGGCCATCCGCGAAGCTGCGGCTTGGGAGGCACAACAGCAGGCACTGCAATGGCAGCGTCAGCAGGCCGACCTAGAGCAGCAACGACGGCAGCAGGAAAGACAGCAGGAGGAAGTAAAGGCTTACGCTACCCGAGCAAATAAACTCGGGATGTCGGCGGCAGAGCTGCAAGAGGCAGGCACTCTTGTCGCAGGGTACGGAATTGACGCGGCGCTTGTGGAAATGATCCTTGGAGATGACCACGGGCCTCTGTTGACCAAGTACCTTGCGCAAAATCAGCTTGAACTTGAGCGGCTTGTGCAAATGCCGGTGACGATGGCGGCAGTCCGACTTGCTACTGAGGTCAAATCTAAAGCCGTTGCCATGAAACCCAAGGTAACCACAGCACCTGATCCGCTGAACGCCCCACGAAACGCGGGCATCAGTCCAAAGCCGAAAGGCCCAAAGGGTGCTACTTTTGAATAGGAGTTAGCAAATGGCTAATAATCTACAAAGTAACATTACACGCAAAGTTGCTCGTGTATTCCTCGACAAGTTTGAGTCCAGCCGCGTTCTGACAAAAACGGTTGACACTCAGCTTCTTTCCAACAAGTTCAATCCTTCGACTGGCTCGACGGTTGACTTCAAACGCCCCACTGACTATCGCTCGATCCGTACCGCTGGCGGTGATATTTCGGCTTCCACGAAGTCGGACATCATTGCTGGTAAAGCATCCGGCGTTGTTCAGGATTACTTCACTGTTGCCACCGAGTGGACAAACATTGAAGAAGCACTGGAACTGGATCAGCTCGAGGAAATTCTGGCCCCGATGGCAACTCGCCTAGTGACCGACCTCGAACTTGACCTGTCCAGCTACATGATCAAGAACTGCAACCTGAAGTACGGCACTCCCGGCACTGCAATTGATGCCTGGTCGGACGTAGCGGGCGCAGGCGCGTTCATGGATTCTATCGGCGTGCCGATGGAAGGCGAGCGTTACTACGTTGTAAATCCGTTCGTCGCTGCCGTACTGGCAGGCGTTCAGACTGGTCTGCATACCGGCCAGAAGTTGGTTGAGACCGCTTGGGAAAAGTCGCAGATCAGCCCGAATTTCGCTGGGCTTCGCGCACTGACCTCTAACGCGCTCGCAAGCTACACCAGCGGATCGTGTACTGACCGCGCGGGTACTCTGTCGGCCAACCCGACCGTGACCTACCTTGCTCACAAGGACACGATGAAGCAGACGCTTGCTGTGACTGGCTTCTCGGCCAACGGCACTGTGAAGGCTGGAGAGATCATCACGATTGCCGCTCGCAACCGTCTGAATCTATCCACCCGCACCCAGATGCTTGATGCCTCTGGTGCAGCGATTATCTTCTGTGGCGTTGTCACCGAAGACGTAACGCTGAACGCATCTGGTGCTGGAAACCTCGTTGTAGCTGGCGCTGCAATCTACGAAGCCAACGGCCAGTACAACACCGTTGCCTCGGCTCCGGTAAGCGGTGACGTTGTGACCCTGCTGGGTTCTAACGCGACCGTTTACCAGCCTGCCATGTTCTACCATAAGCAGGCATTCGGTCTTGGCACTGTGAAGCTGCCGAAGCTGTACATGACTGACACGATTGCCACCACCGAAGACGGTATGAGCATTCGCATCACGAAGTACAGCGACGGTGATGCCAACACGCAGAAGATTCGTTTTGACCTTCTGCCCGCCTACGCTACCTTCAACCCGTTCTTCGCGGGCCAAGGGTTCGGCAACTAAGGTAGTGTTATGATGTGAATGCGCCGGGGACTAATTACCCCCTTGAGTTAGGCTTCCCACCTAGCGAAGGCGCATTAACTTAATCGGGAGTTGCTGGGAGGCAACATGGTTATTTTCATTGATCCAAAAGTTGTTCAAGCAGAATTTAAGTACAACCCAGACACCGGAGAATTAACCAGAGACGTTTCTATCTGGGGAGCAAAACAAGGGCGGAAAGGCGCAAAGTCTGAAAAGCCATACGCGCATAAATCTGGAACCGGCAAGACCTATTTAAGAATAGGATTTCAGACGAAGTATATTTACGCTCACCGCCTGATCTGGGTATGGATGACTGGAAAGCAACCGCAGCATATTGACCACATTGATGGTAATGGACTGAATAATAGGTGGGAGAATTTAAGAAGCGTTACGCAAGCAGAAAATAGCCGTAATGCAAGAAAGTATACAAATACCAAGTCAAACATGACTGGCGTAACATACCGAAAAGAAAGTGGCAGATGGCGGGTGAGGATTGGTATTAACAATAAGGTCTCGACAGTAGGCACATTCAAAAGTTTGGATGAGGCAACGCAAGCAAGAGACGCGGCATATCAATCACATGGATACGCAATAAATCATGGCAAAAGTTAAAGATCCTCGACTTACTCGCGCTGGCGTTTCTGGTTACAACAAGCCGAAACGTACGCCTAGCCATCCAACGAAATCTCACGTTGTAGTGGCTAAGTCTGGCGACGAGATCAAGACCATTCGATTCGGTCAGCAAGGTGTTTCTGGAAGCCCAAAGAAAAAGGGCGAGTCAGAATCCTATCGAAACAGGCGCGAATCGTTCAAAGCGCGTCACGCGCAAAACATAGCCAAGGGCAAAATGTCTGCGGCTTACTGGGCGGATAAAGTTAAGTGGTAGAGATTTTCATTAAGCCAAGCGGCGCGGAAGTCATGGTGAATTCAAACTCACGCGACGCTGCAATTTCGCTTGGATGGATTCCGAAAGATCAGATTCCTGTTGTTGTTGACCAGGTAGACAATGTGGTTCCAATCCCCAAGCGAAGGGGTAGGCCACCCAAAGTCAAAGAGGCTTGAGATGAAAGGCTTGTACGCAAACGTTCACGCGAAGCGCGAAAGAATCAAAGAGGGTTCTGGTGAAAGGATGCGCAAGCCAGGCGCAAAAGGCGCACCATCCGCAAAGGCTTTCAAGCAAGCAGCCAAGACCGTTAAAAAGCCGAGGTTTGAATAATGGCTACGGTTGCGCAGGTCGCAAAGGCATCTCTGCAAAGAATTCTTGTTCAGGCTTCCGAAGCGCCTCTCGAAGCTGACGAATATCAAGACTTCATCTTTGCGATGAACAACTACATGACCGCTCTGGATGCGGCAGGCGTTCATCTTGGATATACGATAGTTTCAAATCTTGCCGACACCGTGACAGTGCCGACC